GTGTCAGCGATGTTGACCGAAGAAGCCAACGCTACTTTCCACGCATCAGATCCGGCATTGATGCCTTCCAGAAGCGGCTCGATAGCGGCGGTGTATTTTACGATGGTATCGTAGACTTGGCGGATAAATTCGCTGAAGCGTATCAAGGACGGCATGGTCTGATTGGGGGCATCAGCCTTCAGACAGCCAAAAAAACCACAAATGTGGTAGAGTTTCTGGAGAACCAGCTTGAGGAAATCGAAGGCTGTAGGTACGAAGTCGTAGACCAAAAGGATACGGCACTTCAGAATATCATCGACGAAATCGTTGGGCTGTACCTGACGACCTTGTACAAGCTCAAATTCTTGAACTGAGGTGCATCATGCCTACTGCAAGCTATGTAAAATACACCGCCGCTATCGAGCCGCTTCTGGAAGGCATCAATGCCGGATCTGATGCGTGGAAAGTAGCGTTGGCTTCTTCGGTCAACATCGCTGACACCACGTTTACGCCAGGCACTACTGATCTGGCTACCGGCGGTGGTTATACGGCTGGCGGCAACGCGGCCACCGTAACATCTGCTACGCAAACCAGCGGCACATACAAACTTGTGCTTGCCAGCCCTACTGCTTGGACGGCTACAGGCGCCGGGTTTACGTTCCGGTACGCCATCCTGTGGGATAGCACTACCAGCACACCCGTAGCTTATTGGGATTACGGTTCCAGTCAGGCTGTAGCCGCAGGCGAGACTGTTACTGTCACGCTCGACGCTACCAATGGTGTGTTCCAGGCTACCTAATAGGCTGACCATGATCCAGATCATTTTTGAACGCGGGGAAGATCCATATCTTTTCCGCGACGCTCTCTATCTTCCTGAAGATCACAGCTTTACAAACGCTGAGATTGAACAGATGAAAGACGACCGCTACAAGGCGTGGTATGATCTTGTAACACGTCCGCCTATGCCGGATGATCCAGAGGTGTAAACATGGCGACGCGCTATTGGGTTGGTGGAGCTGGTAACTGGTCTAGCACGGCTAAATGGTCCACTACATCCGGCGGCGCAAGCGGCGCGTCTGTTCCAATTGCGACTGACGACGTAGTGTTTGACGCCAACTCGGGTCTTATAGGCGCCTTTGGTTTAGTTGCTACCGTAGATACCGCCCAAACATGCGCCACATTAACTTTGACGCCCAGCGCCACTGTTGGCACATCTTACATAGCAATAACAGTATCGCTTACGGTTACCGGTTTGTTTTCCATGACTGGAACAGCCGCAAATAGACGATACGCTATAACAAGCACAACGGTTGGGCTTGCCACAAATTTCATAGTTGGGTCAGCGTCTGGTTTGTCTGACGTTGATTTTAGAGATTTGTTTGTCAGCGGCGCTGCGGCACCTCTTTCAGGAACTCGTATAGGCGATCTTCGCGGTGTAACGGGAGTTACATTTAGCACCCCTAAAACAGTTTATTGGAACCTTGCTGGCGCTCAACTTTGGACCGCAACGGGATGGGCGGCAACATCTGGCGGCGCTCCTGCTGTCGCTAATTTTCCGTTGGCGCAAGACACAGCGGTTTTTGACAACGCAGGCAGCATAACTAGCGTTACCGTAAACCCTACGCTTAACTATTTTGGTACGATTGACATGTCTAATCGTACCAGCGCAATGACGTTTATTTCCGCAACTACTATAAGTACTAACGTATATGGAGATTGGATAAACGGAAGCGGCGTATCTTTTTCCAATACAACACCCATAAATTTTTTTGGTCGCAAAACACAATCTATTACCAGCGCCGGTAAAACGTTTACTCAACAAATTGTCGTTGATACGTACGGCGGCATCGTTTCTCTTGTTGACCCACTAAATGTTGGAACAAACAATTTAACTATTACCAACGGTACGTTTAATACAAACGGACAAAACGTTACGGCAGCAGCTTTAAATTCAAGCAGTTCAAACGCGCGCGCTATAAATCTTGGCGCTAGCACGTTAAATTTTAGCGGCACCTCAATGTCCGTAACCACAACAAATTTGACATTTAACGCTGGAACTTCAACCATAAATTTTACTAGCTCAAATTTAAGCTTAACTGGATCTCTTTCATTTAACAATGTAAATTTTACCGGAACGACTCCCAGTACGGCGTCTAATCTTTTAACGGGAGCAATGTCGTTTGCCAATTTGACTTTTACGGTCCCGTCTACTGCGGGAATAATTCTTTGGACCATTAACGGTGCCGATTTTAACGTTACTGGCACTTTAACGTGTGTTGGCGCGTCTGCTGTTCGACGTGTTTTTATTCGCTCCTCAACCCTTGGAACCCCGCGCACAATTACTTGTGGCGCGGTATCAGTTCAAGACGTTGATTTTAGGGACATCGTTATCGCGGGTGCTGCTGCTCCGTACAATGGATCTTCATCGCGTCTGGGGGATTGTGGCGGCAATTCTGGCATTACATTTCCGACTGGCGTTTCGCGGTACTGGAAACTCGCAGGAACTTCAAATTGGTCTGATGTTGGCTGGTCTGATACTTCTGGCGGAACACCCAATGTTAATTTTTTTCCTTTGGCGCAAGACACCGCCACGTTTAACGCCGCAAGTGGAACCATTTCAACTGTCACTATAAATTCTAATTGGAATATTGGCAGCGTTGATATGACGGGCCGAGTTGTAACAACATTTCCTATGACTATAGCGACAGGAAGCAATTCGCCTACCATATATGGTGGTTGGGTTTTTGGTACTGGAGTCACACCTTCTGGTTCTACCACAATTACTTTTAGTGGGCGAGGAATTCAAACTATTACGAGCAACGGCATTGCTTTTTCAAATTCTATCACTGTTGATTGTTTTACGGGGACTGTCCAACTTGCTGATGCGTTGACTCTTGGCTCGGCGCGCACGTTGACAGTGACCAGCGGAACGTTCGACGCGGTGACTTACAATGTCTCTGCCGGAACGTTTACTCTTCAAACGTCGTCAACAATTAAAATGGGATCTGGTACTTGGACTGCATCCGGCACGGGAACCGTATGGGGGCATTCAACAGGCACAATTTTCTATAAAGGTACAGCTAATATTTTGCTTTCTGATACTAGCACAACCGCGCGAACTTTTAACGCTACTGGTTACACGTTTAACAAATTAACAATAGGCGGAACAACAGGCACATCTACTTTGACAATGGCTGTTAGCGGGTGCCAATTTTCAGAACTTGCATCCACTAAAACAATTGCTCACACAATTGATTTTGGCACCACCACTACGTTAAGTCTTGGCGCGTGGACGGTCACGGGTACCGTTGGCAACGTAGTTACTGTTGCTGGAACTGCCACATTAACAATCGCTGGCGCTCGCGTGTCTGGCGTTGACTATCTTGCGTTGGGAACAACAACAATCAGCGCCACATCACCTGGTGAATTCTATGCTGGCGCAAACAGCACTGGCGGCACAAATGCAATTCTTACTGCCGCGCCTGCCGCAGTCACTCGCTACTGGCGCGGCGGAACAGGTACATGGGACGCCACGACCACAACCAACTGGTCCGCTACGTCTGGCGGTGCTGGTGGGGCGTCTGTCCCTACGTCTGCGGATGCAGTGGTGTTCAACTCCGCATCCAATGCTACCGCCTACACTGTCACATGCACCGCTACGCAATTGCGGTGCGCTTCTATGGCAATGGCCGGTCCTGCGTCGGGCAACATTACATGGGCTGGCACAGCGCCAATTGCTTTTCACGGCAATGTGACGCTTCCTGCTACCGTGTTGACGCGAACTCATACCGGCAATCTTACGCTTACCGGATCGGCAACTGGAAAAACATTTACCACCAATGGAAACAGCATTGCACAAGTTACGGAAATAAATGGAGTCGGTTGTGGTTGGACGCTTGGTTCAGCCTCTACTTTTGTGGCTACATTTACAATTACTAACGGCTCGTTTAGCACGGGAAATTTTGCTTTCACTGCTTCAGGCATATCGTCGGTTAATTCCAATGATCGTACAATCAGTTTTGGCTCTAGCACGGTAACCGCTACCTCAACCAATGTGGATTTCGGCACGTCTGCAATTGGGTTAACTTTCAATTGCGGAACTTCAACGATAATTCAAGGGTCAACTACTTTTAACGCAAATGGTCAAACATTTTATACCGTCAATCATACGGCGTTTTCTGGCAGCTTAAATTTTACCGGAACGGGCACGTTTACCAATTTAACTTTTACAAATTTTGCCGCTACTGGAGTTTACAACGTTATTTTTTCAGGCAACCACACAATTACCGGAACGTTGACGTTAGGTATCGGGACCAATGCTGCCTGCCGCACGTTTCTTCGATCTGATACAATCGGAACGCCTCGTACTTTGACTGTTAATTCTGCGGCGGCTGCTGCGGACATAGATTTTCGCGACATCGTCATTGCTGGCGCTGCTGCGCCTATTAGCGGAACACGGTTCGGCGATTGCAAAGGAAATAGCGGCATCACATTCCCAGCGGGAACCAACAAATATTGGAACCTTGCGGCGGGCGGTAATTGGGGCGGCGCGGCTTCATGGGCAACCACAAGCGGCGGGTCACCTTCCATCAATAATTTTCCTTTACCGCAAGACACCGCGTGGATTGAGTCCATTGGGCTTACGTCTGGCAACACCATCACCCTAAACATCGCCTACAACATCGGCACAATTAACATGTCGGGCCGCACAACCAATACGATGGTGCTGGCTACTGCTTCTAATAATTTTTCAGTATATGGTAACTGGATTAATGGGTCTGGAGTTTCAATCACGGGCAACGGAGTTATAAATTTTGCTGGCCGCAGTTCGCAATCCGTAACAAGCGCAAATGTTGCATTTCCAAACTCCTTCCAAATTAGTTCTCCCGGTGGGTCAGTAGCAATTACAGACTCTTGCTCAATAAATTTGTTGATCTTAACCGCTGGAACTTTCAACGCAAACAATCAAAATGTAGCAATTACCAACGCTGTAGGCAACAACGCTAATATAAGCGGTACACTTACTAGGACTCTTGCAATTGGATCTGGCATTTGGACGTTGTCTGGAACAACGCCTTGGGGTGCCGGAACAACAACAAATCTAACTGTGACTGGCACTGGCACAATTCGCCTCATCAGCGGATCAACCAAGACGTTCACTGGTGGTAGTTTTTCCTACACCAACATCACGCTAGATCAAGGCGGTGCGGGTCAGCTTACCATATCGGGCAGCAACACTTTTGGAAACATCACTAACAGCTACGGATCTACTGCCGCATCAACGATCAATTTCGCCAATACCACAACTACGGTTTCTCAGTTTACCGCTGCGGGAACTGCGGGTAAGTTACTGACTATCCAAGGGACATCTGCCGCCGCGCCTGCGACGTTGATCTACTCTGGCGGAGGTAACGTTAGCACGAGCTACCTCACCATCAGCAACGTGCGAGGTTACCCGCTATGACCAGTTGGTATGTTGGCACTACTTCGACAAACGTAGCTTCGTTAGGGTTTGCGTTTTCGGCTGCGCCTGGCGGCGCATATACTATTACGGCGCTCAACGGCACTTACGCCTTAAGCGGTCAATCCGTTACGATTGCCCGCGATCTTAATTTGACCGGTTCTTACGGTTCGTACAGCCTGACCGGTCAATCCGTTACGATTGCCCGCGCGCTTAATTTGACCGGTTCTTACGGTTCGTACGGTCTGACCGGCCAATCTGTTGTTATCGCGCGTAACCGCAATTTAACCGGCGATTATGGCTCGTACGGTTTAACCGGCCAATCAATCGACATAGTTTATGGCCGCAGTCTAGTCGGCGCTTACGGCACGTACAGCCTGACCGGCCAATCTGTCACGATTGCCCGCGACCGCAACTTGACGGGCAACTATGGTGCGTACGGACTGATTGGGCAAGACGCTAATCTGGTGTATGGCCGCAGCCTGACCGGTTCTTACGGCTCGTACAGCCTGACTGGTCAAGACGCCGTAATCACGTACGCAGGCGGCACAATCTACAACATCACCGCTACGGCGGGTAGCTACACGCTCAACGGGCAATCCGTAGGTATTTACCGCAACCGCAGCCTGACCAGCGACTATGGCGCGTACGCCGTGACCGGTCAGACGGCGGATTTGTACCGTAGCCGCGCGCTCGACGCCGGTTATGGCGCGTACGCCCTGACAGGATTTGCCGCTGACGTAGTGTTTGGCCGCGTATTGTTGGGCTCATCAGGCGATTATGCGGTCACAGGGCAAAACGCAACCATTCTGAAAACATCATTGCTTTCGCCTGCGTATGGGGTATACTCCCTGACAGGGAAGGCCGTGAATATCACCTATTCGGGCGAACCGGTCGTCGAAACGGTGCAATACCTGATTGAAATTCGGTCATTCACGGAACGCAGGAGAATATAAATGTCGGTTAACCTGAAGGCCATCACCACCCGGCTAGGCTACCAGCAGATCACATCTCTCAGTTCGGCCACAGGGTTGACTGTGCCTTCGACTGACGTAAACGGTCTCAACTGCCGCCCGGTGATTGCGCTCATTACGCCAGAAGGTCAGGCCGTTCGGTGGCGCGATGATAACATCGACCCTACCTCAACCGTTGGTATGCCTCTTGCAGTCGGTGTGACGCTTCAGTACGATGGTGATCTGACGATGATCAAATTCATCGAACAGGTTGGCGGCGCAAAGCTCAACATCAGCTACTACGCCTAAAGGTGGTCCCATGAACGTCTCGCAGGACAATTCCCCGGTAGATTACCTGAACTACTTTACCAACCAGCTTCCCCGCGATCTGGCTCAGTTAGCCGCGCTGCGCGACGAACTGGCTGTTCGGCAGGGCGCTTTGACCGCCGCTCAGGACGCCGTGGCTGACCGCAAACAAGCCGCTGCCGAATTGGCGGACGCAAAAACCGCTTCCAAGACCATGCTTGAGGACGCTCGCAAAGCTGCGGCGGAAGTCGAGCGTCTCAGGGCTCAGTTGAAGATTGAGCGCGACGCTTTTGACACGGCCAAGGCCAAAGCTGACGCCGACGCTGCTGCCCGCGACGCGCTTCTGGCTCGCCGAGAAGTTTCATGGAACACAAACGACGAACGACAGGCCGCTATGGCCGCGTCGCTTGACGCCCGTTCCGCAGCTCTTGACGCCCGCGACACCGCGCTGGCTAACGATACGCAGGCGCTTGCCGCCCGCGTTAAGGCTTTCCAAGAGAAAGTGGCAAGCCTTTCCGCCTAACCGACTGGCCGGTAGCCAGGAACTCTTCGGAGTACCCCAATGAACGATGAAACACCGAATGCCCCAGCGGAAACCACGGTTCCCGCGCCAGATTTGGTAGCTACGGCGGCTCCAATTGCTGAAGATACAAGGCCGGAGGAACAGACGACTGAAACGACCAAGACCTTCACGCAAGAAGAATTGGACGCAATAGTCGGCAAGCGCCTAGCAAGAGAACAGCGTAAATGGGAACGGGAGCAAGCCCAAAAAGCAGCCCCCACCGCGCCTTCTGAATTGCCTGCACCTGACCAATTTGAGTCGGTAGAGACCTACGCAAAAGCGTATGCCGAACGAATGCTTCAGGAACGGGAAGTTCAAAAACAGCGGTCTGAATATCTTGAAGCCTACCACGACCGTGAAGAAGACGCGCGGGCGAAATACGAAGACTTTGAACAAGTCGCGTACAACCCCAACCTTCGCATTACGACCGTAATGGCTGAGACCATTCAGACTTCTGATGTTGGACCTGACGTAGCCTATTACTTGGGGTCCAATCCAAAGGAAGCCGAACGCATCTCCCAGATGCCGCCTATCTTGCAGGCCAAAGAGATTGGCAAAATTGAAGCCAAATTGGTTTCAAATCCGCCGGTCAAAAAATCTTCGAGCGCGCCAGCGCCTATTGCACCTGTTACGGCTAGAAGCAGCGGAGCCCCGGCTTACGACACCACTGACCCCCGGTCCATCAAAACGATGACCACGTCAGAATGGATCGCCGCTGATAGAGCGCGTCAGATCAAGAAGCTGGAAGCGTCGAAATTCCGTTAACCTCATCGCCTGAAAGGCAGTCCAATGGCTAACAGCATTCTTACAATTGACATGATCACCAGAAAAGCTCTGGAGATCCTTGAGAACAATCTGGTGCTTTCGCGCAACGTGAACCGCCAGTACGATGACAGCTTCGCTGTCGAAGGCGCGAAGATCGGCTCCACGCTGCGTATTCGTCTGCCTGATCGCGCTCTCGTCACCAACGGCGCTGCGCTTCAGGTTCAGGACGATAACGAGCAGTACACGACCCTGACCGTGTCCACCCAGAAGCACATCGGCGTGAACTTCACGTCTGCCGAACTCACCATGCAGTTGGATGACTTCGCAGAGCGCGTTCTCAAGCCCCGCGTTAGCCAGCTTGCTGCCAGCGTGGACGCCGACGTGGCGAACGCCTACCAGAGCATCTACAGCTCTGTCGGCACCCCCGGCACGACCCCCGCCACCTCTCTGGTTCTTCTTCAGGCCCAGCAGAAGCTCAACGAGTACGCCGTTCCTATGGACCAGCGTTACGCCACTGTGAACCCTGCCGCTAACGCTGGGCTCGTGGAAGGCATGAAGGGCTTCTTCAATCCCACCAGCACGATCAGCCGTCAGTTCAAGACCGGCATGATGGGCGAGGGAGTGCTTGGCTATGACGAAGTCAACATGTCTCAGTCCATCGTGCAGCACACGACCGGCACTCGTTCCACCTCGGACACGATTGTCGTCAACGGCACTGTCACGACCCAGGGCGCGACCACGATCAATCTCAGCGGCGGCACCGGCTCGGCGACCATCAAGGTCGGCGACGTGTTCACCATCGCTGGCGTGTACGCGGTCAACCCCCAGACCCGTCAGACCACCGGCAGCTTGCAGCAGTTCGTCTGCACCGCCACCAACACCGCCTCCAGCGGTTCTTGGACCAGCGTGTCTGTCTCGCCCGCGATCTACACCGCCACTCAGGCGCTGGCGACCGTGGACTCGTTCCCGCAGAACAACGCTGCGGTCACGTTCCTTGGCGCGGCCAGCACCTCCTACCCGCAGAACCTGATCTACAACAAGAACGCCATCACGCTCGGCACCGCCGACTTGCTCATGCCGCAGGGCGTGGACATGGCTTCTCGTCAGGTTCACAACGGCATTTCAATGCGTATTGTTCGCCAGTACGACATCAACAATGACCGTATGCCTTGCCGTATCGACGTGCTGTACGGCTACTCCGTTATCCGCGCGCCTATGGCCGTGCGTATGTGGGGCTAACCAGCTTCCATCTGGGGCTTCGGCCCCAGATTAACCCCTTCAACTCTTTAGGAGAATATCATGGCTCTTCCCAGCGTAGGTGGCGGCTATCAGTTTGGTGATGGCAATGCCAGCGAACCCGTTCTTGTTGACCAGGGCGATATCACGTCCGGTCTGACCTCTGCGGTTACTCTGACCGCCGCGCAGCTTGCGTCCGGCATCATTTCCGCAACCCCCGGCTCGGCTCTCAGCTACACCCTGCCGCTCGCGGCAGACGTTGACAGCTACTTCTCGAACGCGCACGTCAACAGCGCGTTTGATTTTTCGGTCATCAACTTGAGCGGCGCTAACATCGGTTCCGTCGCCACCAACACGGGCTGGACCCTTGTTGGTACGATGGGTGTCGCCGTGTCCAGCTCTTCTCTGTTCCGCGCCCGCAAGACCGGCGACGGGACTTGGACGCTGTACCGCATCGGCTAACCACAACTGCCCCGCGTCTTTTAGGCGCGGGGCATCTCTATAAAGATGACCCATGCACATCTATCTTCGCCATCCTGTACACGGCACCAAGGTCGCCATATCGGACGCAGAAGCCACCTCAGACGAGGAAAACGGGTGGCGTCGGTTCGACATTGACAACCCAGCGCCTATCGCAGATCCTGCACCTAACGCGCTCACCACTCGTCGCCGCCGGTCGCCATCAGATACGGCCAAGGAGTCCTGATTATGCCGGTTACAGCTCAGAACATCATCTACAAGTCGCTTCGTTTGCTGGGTGTTCTGGCATCTGGCGAAGCGCCGTCTGCTGCTGAGTCTCAAGACTCATTGTACAGCCTTAACTCACTGATTGACTCGTTTGCCGCAGACCCGCAGTACTACTACTGCACTCAGGACGAGACGTTTTCGTTGTCCGCCAAAAGTAGCTATTGCATCGGCAACGCCGTTGTAAGCATAACGTCGTTGACCAGCGTTTCTACGCTTGCAACCGCAGTCACGTCGCAACCTCACAGTTTGCAGACGGGCAATTCTGTAACCGTGAGCGGCGCTACGCAAGCACCGTACAACGTTACCGCCCAAGTGACCGTCACGTCGCCTACCAGCTTTACCTACGCGGTCACTGCTACGACGTCGCCTGCAACGGGTACGCCGGTCTTCACCGCTGGCGATTTTTACACCACGCGCCCCGTTCGCATCGTCGGCGCGTTCACCCGCAGCGCGTCCAATGTGGACTCGTCGTTAGGGCTGATTACTGAACAGTATTGGACAAACATCACCACCAAATCGTTGTCCGCAGCGATACCGACACAAGTGCTGTACCGTCCTAACTCGCCGTTTGGGCAAATCATCTTTTATCCGGTTCCGACTGGCACGTTGTCGTTCCACCTGAAATCGGAAAAAATGATTGGCTCATATGACAACCTGACCGACACGCAATATCTGCCGTTTGGGTACCAACGTTTGCTTGAGCTTGCGCTTGCCG